CATTGGAAGCGATGTTGACAGTCTCGGTGCCCCGGGAGCCGATACAAGTGGCGATATAGGCGGCGAAACAGGGACAGTTGATATGGGGGGAGCCGCTGCCGCTGATGCAGGAAATGCCACAATGGAAAACACAACAAAAAACAAGAATCTAATTCTCGAAAACATTTTTATGGGAAAGCATGATATCAAGAAATCGGTAATTAATGAATATATTAACCGCCTTAAAGAAAATGATATTGATGAAAACGAAAAGATGAACACCCGTGTTGATTTTGTCAGTGAAAATCTTATTCTAAATGAAACAACCCAATCACTTTTAGATGGGCTTTCCAAAAGATTGAATGAGATTGATAAGGAAGGTGATAATGTTCTTTAACAGACTATTTATTGTAAATTAAAAACGAAATTCATTATGAAAAAAAACATATTATACGAATCAGTATCTAATGTCAACGACCTCGATACCCTTAATGAAATGAAAAACAAATTCATCTCTCTTTGCGAAAAGAGAGAAAAAGAGTTAAATGTTATTGCAGAGGCTGAAAATCTTAATACAAACTCATTTCTTTTTATTAAAGAAAGTTTTGCGAGTCTTTGCCCATCACTTATTAAAACAAAAAAAGGGGCTGCACTTATTAAAAAATATGTCAAGGAACATAAAGAAAATAAAGACCTTCGGAAAATGTTCAACATTTATGAGAATATCACATCAATTGATAACACCATCAATGTTGAAACATTCGTGAATGAAATGAAAACAATGGTGGGAGACCTTGATTTTGACTCTTTAAATGAGGGTATTTCACGTTTAAATACAATTTTGAAGCAAGGATACATTGAAGTTGGAGAAGAGGCTAAAAACGCCGTTTCTGCACATAATAACAGGGTATTGGATGAATCAGTAAACTATGTCTTCGGAAATACCAAGAAACTCGACAACATGGCCCGTTATAATCTATGTGTTAATGAGATTAAAAAATTTGTTGCTGAAAACAAGATAAATCCTCTTTCATTCAAGAGCAATACCAATTTAGATAATCTTGTTGAAGAATTTAACAATCGTTTTTCCGCAGATATAATTGGAGAGAAGAATTTTGCTCTCATTAAGGAAATTCATGAATGTGAGAATAAAAACGAGATTTTTGAAAAGTATAAGAACGAGTGTATTAACAAAATTAACGAAGCAATTAATGCTAACATCAGTCAGGAAACATGTAATCAACTCGTTGAATTCAGAACTCGCCTAACAAAAAAAGAATACAACCCTGAAACTTTGGGAATGGATATCACAAATTTCATTGAACTTGGAGAAACTGTTTCAGAATAAAGAAAAGCCTGAGAAAATCTCAGGCTTTTTTATTTTATATAAATTTTTAAATCTTCTGATATCGGAACGATAAGTTTTCCTTGCGGAAAATCCACACCTTCCTCAGTAAGATTTCCGTGGAAATCTATCGTAAACTGCCCCTTATATACCCCGCTTTCCTTTGTATCACGTTCTCTCCAACGATATTCAATTACATATTTTTCTTCACATCCATCTGTTTTTGCGAGAATAACATTACAAGGCGCTTTAGATATTTTCAATACATCAGTATCTACATTCCACATTGAAAATGTTATTGTAGCATCCTGTAATGATTTATTAATGATATCCGATTTAAGGAAATCAGTTCTTCCATCATTTATTAATTCAATTCTGAGGTACGGAGCGGTAGCCCCCTTTATAATAAAAAATTCTTGATTCATGCCAATATATTTTCCTTATAAATAGTTTTCTTCTCAGGTTTATTGATTGCAAAGCCACTGTAATTGATTGTCTTCTTAAATTCTTTGAATAATTTTGGTGACAGTGAAATTGTTTCATCAAGAAGTTCTGAAGCGGTAGCACCTTTTGTTTGCTTTAAATGACATTGAACCGATAGATAAGATTTCTTACCAATTTTCATTCGTTCATAAGGTATTTCAACAGAACAGATATAATTCTTTTCAAAAATAGGATTTTGATTAATGAAATTTTTTATATTATCATTAATTGATTTTTCCATGAAATCAGTATCCTCTTTATATTCATCTTTCTGCTGAAACGGAGTAACAAATACCCCGGTTTCAATATACACACTTGTGGGTTTTTCCCTATTAAGCATACCTATTTTAATTTTGAATCCGTCATCTTCAAATTTCTTTTCAATACCCAAACGTTTAGCCATCTTAAAAATATATTTCCCTATTAATATAGGGAAATATATTCAAAAAGTCAAGAGGTAATAATGGAAAATTTAAAAAAAATGAAGGGAGGTCTTCTTCATGAAGAGCCTCCCCAGTCTTAATACGTAAGTATTTGACCTCAGCCAATCTGAGATTTAACTATGTTGTTAGTGTGCGTAAGTATTTTCGTATATACGAAGCCTACTCACCAAAATAGTTCAGAATTGTGTTGATAATCGGATTTCTAACCACATCTTCTTCCCCGAATTCAACGATTCCCATTCTATCATCAGGGTATTCTTTAACTTTTTCAATTATATAATTGAGTCCTGATGTTTCCTTTTTAAGTTTTGGGTGGTCAATTTGGTCTGTATCACCCATTATAATAAATTTTGCATTATATGATATTCTTGTCAACAAGGTTTTCATCCCCCGTATTGTTAGATTTTGCATTTCATCGCCCAAAACAATACAGTTTTTGAGATTTACGCCTCTTAAAAAAGATATTGGCATGTATTCTATATAACCTTGTTCAAATAACTTTTCTCTACTTCCTTTCCCAATTAACTCATCTATAACAATTTGAAAACTCATCATACTTGGATAGAGTTTCTCATTCACAGTTCCCGGTAACAAACCCAAAGGTTCTTCACTCTGTATTGAACTTGTTACAAGATATATTTTTTCAAATTCTTCTTTTTCTTTTAAAAGTTCCAAGGCCTTGCAAACAGCGACGTAAGTTTTCCCACAGCCCGCTTTACCTTTCACAAACACCATTTCAACATTATCATTATCAATGAGGTTTGCATAGTCCTTCTGTTTCTTGTTCTTGCACTTTAATCTCACCTTATAGGGGAGTTTCTTTTGAGGGATGTAGAGTTCTTCCTCGTTTGGTAACACCACCTCAGTCTTCTTTTTCTTTCCCATTAAAAATTGGTTTCTGTCAATTATTTTGTTTATTCCGGAATAATTGCTTCTGATAATAAATATCATATATTGATTGAATATTTTGTCATGGAAGATATCAAAAACAAAGAAAAAAGTTCCTATTTTACCTAACTATTTATATATAAATTACTTGATTGGTTATGATAAAACACACTTTTTTAGATAAATGTTGTACCATTGTCATGGGTTCTGATTTGAACACAGGATTGAACCCTGTTGCTGAATTGAATTGTGGTAATGGCGTGTCGAGGGCGTTAATTCATTTTGATATTGAAGGGCTTAAAAAAATGGAAAAAGAGAAACGTTTTCCAAATAGAAACAGCCTTAAACACATATTACACCTTACCAATTGTGGTTCTGTAAATAATGATGTTCATAATCAAACCCTCACCTCATCAGGATGTATATCTAAAGAAAGAGCAACTTCATTCGATGTTATTTTATTTAAAGTTCCAATGGAATGGGATAATGGTAAAGGCGTTGATTTTAAAACTGATTTTTGGATAACTGACAATCATAAATATTCAACATCCGGTTGTAATTGGTTTCAACCTAAAAACGGCTATTTGTGGGAAGAAGAAGGAATATATACCTCTCATAACCTTTCACTTGAATATGATAAGTTTTCAGCAGGTGAGGATAGTCTGATTATATCCAGACAACATTTTGATATTGGTAATGAAAATTTTACTTTCGATATTACTGATTATGTAAATGACCTTATTGATGAAAAAGAAGAAAATTACGGTCTCTGTCTTGCTTTTTCACCATTAGCGGAAATGAGTGAAACTGAGAAAACACAATATATTGGTTTCTTTGGGCCTTATACCAATACTTTTTTCCACCCATACCTTGAAACAACATATTACGAACCGATAAAAGACAATAGGAATAACTTCCATATTGGTGCTTTAAATCGTCTTTATTTCTATTGCGATGGTTTCAATTTGGATGAAATGCCAGTGTGCAAAATTGAGGGACTTAATGAGGCAATCAAGGTATATCAACAAACAACAGGGGTGTATTACGCTGAACTTGTAATACCGATGGAATATGTTGAAGAAAATACAATTATGTACGACATATGGGATAATATCATCATAGAAGGAAAACTCCAACCATCATTTGAAAATGAATTCGTTGTTTTAGGCCCTAAAAAATTGTTCGGACACAGGGGTAACAATGAAGGTACATACATACCTTATACAACAGGTATTAACGATGATGAAAAATTGGCAATAGGAGAAACGAGGGAGGTTGAAATTACGTTCCGTAAAAAGTATTCAACCAATGAATATAAAGTATTTGATGATTCAGAATATCGTTTATACTGTATGGATGGCAGCAAAGAACTCATTGTTTTTGACTGGCAGCCGATAGACTCATACCCTTCATCCAATAGTTTCATGTTAGACACGAATAACTTGATACCAAATAGGTATATTGTTGACATCAGAAAAGGAAACGATTATTTCAAGGATGTACTACGTTTTGAAGTGGTAAGCAACGTCAATAACAAATACATTTAAAAATAAATCATATGAGACTTACCCAAAATGATATAAGATATATAATTAACGAATCATCGAAAAGAATCCTTAATGAAATTAGCATTAAGGATTCCTATTTGCGTTTCTATCAAGATATAAAACAAACTGTTTTCAATTTAATTGTTGGAAAACTTAATGGAGGTACTTTAAACTATAATAACAATGCTGTTTTATTACCCGAAACAAAATGGGCTTTGCAGATATATAGAAAAAGTGGAGATATTGAAAAAGAAAGATTCCTTGAAGATATATACAAATTAAAAAATTCCGATGGGACAGGTTATCTTGACATATTCATTCGTTTAAAAAACAGAAGAATGATATCAGGACCTGATGCAGACCTTAACAAATATAAAACAATCGGCGAACTTGGAAGATTTGTTAATTCTTTTGATTTAGATACTGTAATGGATAGGACTAAGGGTGAGATGTCAAATGCCGTTAATTCAGCAGCAAACGATATTGAAATCCCCTATGAGGATGAGGTTTGGAAAGTTGTTATTCCAAAAACATATGAGGCGTCATGCTATTGGGGAAAGGGTAGTGAATGGTGCACCGCAACAAGAGAAACTGATAAATATTACCGTACATATTCAAGCCAAGGCCCGCTTTATATAAACATTAATAAAACAAATTCAGCCGAAAAATATCAGTTTCATTTCGAATCAAAACAATTCATGGATATAGACGATGTTGAAATTGATACCCCTATTTTTACTACTATAGGCGCTACCGAGGGTCTTATTAACTTTTACTCCAAAATACGTTCTGCAGATGATATAATGAATATGAAATATGAGCCACTTGGTGATGGGTGTTGGTTAATAGAAAAGAAGGGGAAATATAATATAATTAATAAAGAGCAATATCCGTTGTGCGATTTATGGTTTGATGATATGGGCTACTTCTATGGTGGATACATGAAAATTCGTATCGGCGCAGCGATAAACTATATTAATACCCAAGGAGATATATTAAGTGAAGAATGGTTTGATACCTGCACCAATTTTTCAAGGGGATGGGCAGGAGTCGGTAAGAAAATAGGAAATCGGACATTGTGGAATGTACTGTTTGATGATGGAACAATCGGTTGTGACTTCATGTGGTTTGATAACATTATAGGAATGAATCATTTATTGGGAAAATGTGAAAAAGATGGTATATTTCTTAATTTATATAAAGACAAACGACTTGTTGGTGCGAATAAAAACCATATAATAGCAATCAATTCTCTTGAGGAATTTTACACATATCGTAAATATATTTTTAAGGAGTATGTTAGAATGCGTAAAGAGGCTGAGGAAATGATGATGAACAGAAATTTCCAAAATCTCGAATTTAAAGAAGTGTATACTACGGAGTACATACGTAGGTCTTTGGGAATCGCCCCTGACTACCATATTAAACAAAACGATTTAGAAAAATAAAGGTTGGCCATTGGCCAACCTTTGAATTTAAAATGGAAGTTCATCACCATTTAAACGCATTTTCTCATTTTCTTCCTTTATTTGTTTTAATATTTTTATCCTCCAATCAATAATATCATTTAATTTGGATAAAAATATTTCATAATCCATCTTTAATTCTTCAGCCATTGTCTGCATTAATAGTCTGAAATTGAAAGTTGTATGTTTTTCAAAAAGAACATCAAACTTATACGCAAAACTGTGTTCATAGAACATTTTTTCCTCCACAATTAGACGAGTTTCTTCATTATCATCAACACATTTTTTAAGTTTTTCATCATCAGATAATACGTTTGTCAGCATATAGCCTGCGAAATAATAATCAGCCCACGCTGTTTTTTCTTCTTTAGTAAGTTTTTCATTGCCCATAACACGATAGAAAATCTGTTCATCGAAATGAGTATCATCAAATGCCATGATACCGTAAGTTTTCCACAAGTATGCAAGGAGAACCGTGAAATCTGAGCCACAGTATCGCGCAATTGTCAAATAATCATCATCTTCAGTTGAATATAAAGTCAGTTGGCTATCACCGTATGCGATATACGGAAGAATTTCCCCTGATTCATTTTTTGGGGTTATAACCAAATTTTCATCATTTTTTAATTCACCAAGTGTTCTAACACGGTGAAAATATACATCAATTCCCATATTTTTTTAAAAAAATATGGGAATTGAAACAAAATGTAAAGAATTAGTTTATTCTCACGTTCTTACTTAGAATTTCATTAAGGTCGTAATTGAAGAAACTTTCATTTCCTGATGGGAGAATTGTTGGCATTCCCGGATATGGGTGAGCGTGTTCTTTAAACATCCTAAGGAAATATCTTAAAAACTCAACAAGCGTATCACCATATGGGAGGACATGTGCTTTTTTCATAATATTCTCCATTTCCTCATCACTTATGAGTTCTTCATTATCCACAGTATTGAAATATGTTTTACCCTCATTTGATATAAGATTAATTTGGTCCGCCACAAGAGTCGCAGTACTATTATATTTGTGGTCAAACCCGGTGAGGTCATTTTTAACGGTTTTAGGAGTCTCACTGTATTTCATTTTCAAATAAGCAGGAGAGATGCGATTAAAACTCTGCCCTATTAAAGAGTTTGCATCTTCGATTCTTGCACCGCAACGAATTCTGATATCATCCTCTTTCATGATAATATCGCACCCTTTACGACCATAAAAGCCTATATCTTCAGTATCACAAAAAGCCCCTTTTGAATCAGGTATTCTATCATGAGCAACTTCGGGTTTAATAAATGTGTCGGGATACATTGAAAGAGCCCCTTCTGAATACCCATCATAATTCATCATCTGAGGTTGCGATATAATTGGCCCAATATAATATCTATTGGTATTGCCATCATTGACGCCTGTTAGGAGAACCAATACAGCCTCCCCAACTTTAGGTATCACATGAAATATTTTTGGAAGAAGAGGATAAGCATATGGTATCTCAGCAATTGTTTTTCTATCATCCTCAGGATATAAACGAACTTTAATTCTATCCCCCTTCTGTTCATCAGATACTGAGATTACTTCACATATCTTAATTATAATATTACCATTAATCATCGCATAATTCCATTTCCCGATACCGGCATTATATTATTCGAAGTTACTATCACAGGGCCTCCTGAATTAGCACCCGTACCTATTGTTGTAATTCCCCCAGGAGGTATTGCAATTTCAACTTTGCCTTCCATTTTAAGAGCATTAACAATTTCATCCGCAACAACATAAAACATTTGGTTCATTAGGTTGGGACTTCCATCAATATTAACCCCAACAGGGGCACCAAAGTCTTGTTGCCTTGTAATGATTCGAGAGGCAATAAGCATTGGTGACAACCCCGGTCTTTTTATTGTTGAACAAATCAACATGATGGCGGGTACAGGAATGAGCGGAATGCTCATTTTATTCATTATAAACGATGAAACGTTTTGTATTATACTTGTGATACTCATATTTAACAATTTGTATTTGAAACAGGAGTCTGTTTTAATTTTTCAAGTTCAGGGTCAATATCAGCATAATTAACTTGGTCAAGACGATTTCCATTACCAATACCGTTGCCACTATAATTAATGTCAAGACGATTATAAGCGCCAATACATGCAATCAACATATCTTCAATAAGTTTACGGTAGGCTTCAAGTTGTTCCATAACAATGCGAAGAGTAAAAATAGTTAAAAGAGGGGTTAGTTTTTCTATGACCCAACTATATAACATTTCAACAATCATATCCTTAATTGATTTTATCACATTTGTAATAATATTCATAAAATATGGAAGGACATCATTAAATGTTACTATCTTTTTACCAAGTTCAAGAGGGTTACCCATTATTTCCGTGTTCAGAAGTATGATGGTCATAACTTTAGGAGTAAACAACGGCCTAATTAAAGGATATACAAGCATCCTAATAAGTTCAAATTGCCAATCATAGTTGAATTTCCATGAATTAGCAACCTTTGGATTTGATGAGCCATCAACAACCGATTTGGTTACACCTGAAAGTACATTTGATATAGTTGTTTTCGTATTCTCAGCCTCAGTACCAGAATCAATAACCCCAATCTGAGACATTAAATCATTTGTAATTTCAGTATTGTAATCAGCGTTCTGACGACGTTTTAAAGCATTTTGAATCATGCTATCATATTCGTCATTAGAAAAGGTAAAATAACAATCATCTATTTCAGTATCTGATGTTTCAATGACTTTCTGAATTATATTATCAATGACTTCATTTAAAACCTCACTATCACGAGTGACAGAGAAGTTAAAAGAAAAATTACCTTGTCCAAATGTATTACCGACAATTTGTGAAAGATAAGTCTTAGCATCATATAATTTGATACTCATCAAAAAGTCATGATTAAACTCAAAAATTGTTTTATTGATTTTCAATATGTCACTAACATTTTCCTTTTTACCTGTAAGTTTCCTTGTTTTATAATAATTGCTTGCCGCTAATCTAAATTGAAATGAATCTGATTTAATGCCATCCCCATCAAGATAACGCACTTCAAGAATTTGGCGTTTTTTATAATTAGCCGTTTCGTTATA